TCAGTGTATAATAACAGATGGCCGCGACGAACGTTCAACGCTTTTCAGGAGATGTTCTCCTCAGTGGAGAAATGAACCTCCGACAGGTTTCAAATGTGGCATCTCTTAAAGTCAACTCCAACGTGGTCACCGAATACACGGGACCCCACGATCGACCCCTGCGGAAGTACCCGGAGGTGGCTTTGACTGCCGATGCGGCTACGGATTCTGGATATAAAGGATATAAAGTAAGTTCTTCTTTTGATCATACAACGCACCAAGATTGGAATGCTTTTGATGGTGTAACAGACGCAACCGTTGGATGGCACACGGCTAATTCGGACAGCACTATCAGATATACTGGCACAGATGGAGAATATAACGGAACAAATGCTACTCAATTATCTTCATCTTCAAATACGGTTAACGGTGAATATTTACAAATTGAACTACCCAAAGCTATAAAACTGAAATATTACATTTTGTATCCACAGGGAACTTCTGGGGTCGACCAGGCTAATTCACCTAAACGTGCGGTGTTATACGGAAGTAATGACGAAAGTGCGTGGACCGAGGTACATAGATATACAGATGCAATATATGATAGTGATGGACGCGCGGGTATAGGATATACGTTTCAAGTCAATTCTAACCAATCTTATAAATACTTCGCTATTGTCCCAACTCATAGAGATAATTCAGTTTCAACGGCTGATACAGCTGGAATAAGTATTGGTGAGCTTGAGTTCTACGGCCACGAAGAAGGCAGTGGCTCCCTAGACACCACCCTAAAGACCGTGTACAACGTGCCGGCGACCACGGGGACCCAGTTGGAGGTCTACTATGATGGACGGGAGACCTCGAGTTACTCGGGATCGGGGACGAATGTGAATGATATTTCACCAAACACAAATAACGGAACCTTAAACGGTGGTGTTGGTTTTGACTCTACGTATAAAGCGTTTACTTTTGATGGGGTGGATGATTATATTGACACAAATATTACAACGGGAACCGGTGCGTGGTCACATAGTGTAGCATTTTGGCTTAAAATAGACCAAATTCCGTCTAGTGGTGTTACGGTATACCAAATTAAAGATTCTACTCTTGCCGATAATGTAGACCCAAGTAATCACACTTCACCGCACTTAAATATAAACCCTGCAACCGGATATATAAACTACGCATTTTGGAGTAATGCTGGTAATTTTTTAGATGATAATGGTAATCAGCTCGTCGCTCAAACAGGTGTTTGGCAGCATTATGTTGTACAATACGATGCATCGAATGGAGGAACTAATTATAGGGATAGAAAAATAATAATAAACGGGAATAAAGAATATTATCCGGAGGGTGGCACAGCCACAGCTCTTAGCATGGTGGCATCCAATAAACTTTTTATCGGTTGTATAACGAAGGCTAGCACCGGTGGTCCCGGAGCATTTTTTGATGGTTCCATCGCGAACTTCCGTCTCTATTCCAAGGCCCTGAACGCCGACCAAGTGAAGGAACTCTACGACTACCAAAAGGATTACTTTTTTGGGTCCAAGTCCCAAGTGACCCTGTACAAAGGGCACTTGGGCGTGGGGGTCACCGAACCCTCGGGGCAACTCGAGTTGGCGGGGGATGAGCGGATTCAAGAGTATCCTCCGGGTCCTATGAGTGATTATGATACCAATATACCGGGGCATGGGGTGTTTAAGGCGTATGCGAGTAATGAAAATACAAATGTTGTATGGGAAGCATTCGATAAATCAAATAATAATGGTAGACATTATCAACACTCCACCTCAAGTGGAGGGGGGTATAGTACTTCGGACGGGTCGTACGGTGGCTCTGTAAGATTAAGTTCTTCTTCTGGTACGCCTCTGGGTGTCCATGTGATATTAAAAATGCCTTATCAAATTTATCTTAAACAATTTAGCATCCAACCAAGAAACAACGCGGGTTACCTAAGTGAACAAACTCCAAAGGATGGTCAGGTGTGGGGTTCAAATGATGGTAATTCGTGGTATCATCTCTATAGTTACACGGGACTGACATTTACATCCGGTACAGATACAGTATATTTCAATGTGAACCATACTAATGCTTATTCATACTACGCTCTTATCGTAACCAAGAGTGGCGGCGGAACTAATTCTTTTGAGGGTTTTTCTATAGGCGAACTTCGCTACTTCGGCACCCCCGGTCCCACGACCCTCGATAAGGGTTCGTTGAGCCTCACGAGGTCCCTCGATGTTCCCCGCATTTCGCGGTACGACGTGGATACGGAAACCCCGAGACCCGAGAAGTTGGTGCTGGATTTGGATACTACCGTCAATTCGACTCCTACAGATATCTCGGGGAAGGGGAATCATGGGACGTTTTATGGTGGTGCCTCTTATTCCCCAGGGGATAAGGCGTTTGTTTTTGATGGGACGGATGATTATATTGAAGCAGCAACAAATCTAGGAAGTGGTAATCAGACGTTATGTCTTAGTATGTGGTTAAAACCAGAGACGGATAGTAGATGGTTCATTGATTTAGGGAAGAATACGGCTACAGGAGGTTCCTTTTTTGCGATTAGATACGACACATATTACAAATTCAATATTAGAAATGGGAATCATCTAGAAATAACAGCCGGTTCCCTCAATACATGGGAACATTTAGTGATTATATATCATGGTACTGGATCCACGAAGACGGCTGGAACAATTGAAGGATATGTAAATGGGGTTCCTGGGAATGTTATTGATTCGGATTTTGCGGACGACCAATTAAATCTATCTGCTAATCCACCTATAGAAATAGGTGCAAGAACTGGTTCAAGTTCAACAGACAGATATTTCGATGGCCAAATCTCCAACTTCAAAATCTACAACGTCGCCCTCGAACCCTCGGAGATCAAGAAACTCTACAACCTCGGCCGAACCGGGCGGTCTATGGTCATCAGCGACACAGCCGTCGGTATCGGGAAAGCTCCTGAGGCACAGTTGGACGTGAGGGGGGCTGGGAAGTTCGCCGGAGCTATGACTGTTCAGGGTCAGACCAGACTGACCGATTTCGTTGCACTGGGGTCTGGAACAAATTCGACAACCAGGTTGTTTGTAGACGATCCTATTCGTGTAAAAAACTGGAACGCATTTAACAATAATTCTACAGATGGTGAATACACTTTTGAAGCTAGAGCTATTACCTTAGTACATTTTCATTACTCGGGTGGTGAAGACGCAAATATTGCCGAATCGTACCTAATCGCGTGTTCAGATACCGGTAGTCCATATATAACAGACTTGAAAACTGCTGGTTATTTGTATAGAACAGTAGGACACGGGACTAGGAAAGTAAGATTTTGGGCACAAGGTCTTCCCTCGGTTTATAACTCATCTAATTTTAACCTCAGAATTTCGGCTATATGGAAAATGTCATAAAAAATCATGTTGGATAATATAAATGAGTGACACGATCCCATATGAAGAACTGATACCTCTAAGTGTACGCCAAGAAGTAGAATTAGGTGCTCAGAGAATGAGGTTTAGAGAAGAGAGAAATAAAAAATTAGCTTCTACCGATTTTTTAATGGTTTCCGATTTCCCTTTTCCATCAGAAGATATACGGACGGCATGGAGAACGTATAGACAGGCGCTCAGAGATTTACCCGTTACTTCTCCTCCCGCGGTGAATGAAGAAAATACTCAATTAATCATCACATGGCCTACACCCCCACTTTGGCCTCCCAATGTGGTCTAAGTCCCAATCGACGCAGTCGATTGTCCCCATTCTCCCACGAATCTCTCAAATTCGTCCAAGTATGGTATCTAACCAGTGAAGTTCTATGAACTTCCCAGCTTAAAAATAAAGTCTCACTATATTATAAAATGTCTGGTGGTATCGCCCAACTCGTCGCCGTAGGTGCTCAGGATGTACACCTCGTCGGTCAGCCCGAGGTATCTTTTTTTAGGTCTACCTACAAGCGTCATACGAACTTTTCCCAAACTGTCGAGCGTCAGGTCATTCAAGGCAACGTCTCGAACAACGGTATGTCGACCGTCCGCTTCGAGCGCAAGGGTGACATGCTCAACTACGTCTACCTCGTTCCCAACGACGGTAGCGCGACCCAAGCTATTGGTACCTGGTCCGATGTAATTTCCAAGGTGGAGCTTCTCGTGGGTGGTCAGGTTATCGATGAGCAGGATTCGACCTACTCGACGCTCATCGCGCCTATCCTCTCCGCGACCAACTCTTCCAAGTCCGTCGCCGGTGACCTCTACGGTGGTGCGACTGCCGAGCGGTTCTACCCCCTCCGTTTCGCTTTCTGCGAGAACTGGCAGACTGCTCTCCCTCTCATTGCCCTTCAGTACCACGATGTAGAGCTTCGTATCACTTGGGGTGGTTCCGCCGCGAACTACAAGTGGGACGTCTACGCCAACTACGCGTACCTCGATACCCAGGAGCGTGAGTTATTCGCTTCTCAGCCCCTCAACATGCTCATCACCCAGGTCCAGAAGGCGGTGTCTTCCGGTTCCAAGATGCAGGAGCTCAACTTCAACCACCCGGTCAAGTACCTCGCCGCCGGTAAGGCGTCCGCTCTTTCCATCCTCAACAACGACAACAAGCTCAAGCTCCAGATTAACGGCACCGACGTCGCCGACTTCAAGTTTGCCGATCCCAACTTCTCCCACGTTCCTCTCTATTACCACACTTCCAACGCTTCCAAGCCCGCGACCCTCAAGACGCTGTTCTTCTACCCCTTCTGCCTCGATG